TGCCAGCCTTTCAACTACACGGATGACTTCACGACGGAGGGCATCGTGATGGACGTCCTGGCCCGTGGCTCCCTGGGCGGCGGTGCCTCCACGACGGTTGTGCCGACGACGACGGGTGATGGTCCCTCGGGCCCCTACCTGCCTGGTCTGGGCATTGCGGTCGGTCCTTCCCTGGCCGGTGCGTCTTGGCTGGACTCGATCTCGGATGCGGGTGATGAGGTCTTCGCCGACACGACCAACTACCTGCTCGCCAAGGTCATCCTCGACTCCGGCGTGCGCTGCTCGGGCAAGAACCCCGTGGAGGTTGCCAAGCTGCAGCTCAACGGCCAGGATCGGTTCACGGAGCGTGAGGGCCGGTACTTCGACCGCGTGCAGCCCTACCAGCACCACAGCCGCACGCCCCAGGTTGGCATCAACGTGTATTCCTTCGCGCTGAAGCCCGAGGAGCACCAGCCCAGCGGCACCTGCAACTTCTCTCGCATTGACAAGGCGACGCTCCAGCTCACGGTCTCCGTCAACACGGTCCGTGGTGGGCGCACGGCCCAGGTGCGAGTGTACGCCGTCAACTACAACGTCCTGCGCGTGATGTCCGGCATGGGCGGCCTTGCCTACTCCAACTAAGCGCGAGAGTTGGATGACTAACTATTTAAAAATCAAAAAAAACGGGGAAACCCAAAAATGAGCTCGGAATCCCGACTTCATTTTTGGTTGTGGCTGCGGAAGTAAGATGATAAAAAAACACAGACTGCTATAAATAATTACTACAAATGCGTCTATTAACGCGAGATGATTACGATAAGTATTATCCGTTAATTAACGAGTTCAGAAAGACGACAGTATCCCGCGAGCAGTTCATAACATACATGGACAAGTTACCGTCCAATATTGAAATATATGTAACCGAGTTGGAGGGCAACCTCATCACGACATGTACAGTGATATTCGAGCCCAAGCTCATCTTCGACATGTGCACGTATGCTCACATTGAAGACGTGTGCGTTTCGAGCGAATATCGTAAGCGGGGAATTGGGACACATCTAATGCAGCAGGTTGTAGCGTTGTGCACTGAACGTGATTGCAAGAAGGTCACTCTCGTATGCAATCCGCAGAACATACATTTTTATCAGCTCAGTTCATTTGAACAGCGCGGAGTCCAAATGTCTATTCTTTTAAAGGAATAGATTAAATGCTTCATCGGAAACGTTCGGTAGGTCAGCATACCGTATACGGATATGACACCACGCGGTATAGGCTACAAGAACTTATTGAGGAAATTTATGGAACGGATATCGGCTCTCTTCAGAGCATGTCCTCCGACTTTCAATCTCGCGACAAGGGTACTCTCCAGGATATCGAGACCGACATACACAAGAAGTTCTATGCGTTTATAAAGTCGGGCGATCGGTTTAAGTCCGTATATTGCCAGATTATTCGCGATATTTTTGATGAGTTCTTCCCAGAAGAGCCCGTGCTAATTTACCAGAGCTTTCCGAGTATTCGATTTCAGTTTATCGGAAACAAGTGCGTTCCACCTCACTGCGATTCAGATGATACCGGGCGGCATCCGATTGGAGAGCGCAACTTTTTGATTCCTATCACGAAAATGTCCGGAAGCACTCGCCTATTCATCGAGTCGGAACCTAAAAAGGGAGACTACACTGGAATCGACATGGACTACGGAGACATGTTATACTTCAACGGAAACACATGCGTTCACCATAACAATGTCAATGTTGAATCCTACATGCGGATCTCGTTTGACTTTCGGGTTATTACGTTGGCCGATTACGGTTCATACATCACCCGTCAGAACGTAACACATACAAACCCACGGGACATTGAGTCGCGCAAACCCGTTAATATGGTAGTTGGTGGATACTACCAATGTATGTTCAGAGGTGCAAACGTAGCCAAAACACTTGCGTGGCACTCATCGCAGTCGATAGTTCAGTCTCGGCCGTGCTTTGATGACGAGGAAGCGAAAGCAAGTGCTGCATACTTTCAATCCGGAGATCCGTTTCTGACAGAGTTCAAGCAGACAGATGCATTAGAAACTACAATCGGGCAAGTTACCGGTAGCGACCACTGCTTTATGACTCCGAGCGGAACGAGTGCCCTCATCACCGCGCTTCTTGCATGCGGCATTCGTCCGGGAGACGAGGTGATAGTCCCAGATTACACGATGGTAGCGACTGCGAATGTAGTAACCCTCCTAGGAGCAAAGCCAATATTCGTAGACGTACGCGCCGGTTCCTATACCGTCCATGTAGATGATGTTGTCAAATATATTACACCGTCTACCAGAGCGGTTATTCATGTAAGTCTGAACAACCGTTCGGATGCATTGCCCGATCTTGCGGCCCTTTGTAAGCAGAGAGGTATATACCTAATTGAAGATGCAGCACAGTCTCTTGGTTGTTTGATCAACGGCAAGCACTATGGGACGTTCGGGGACATTGGTTGCTTCTCCTTCAGTACTCCCAAGATAGTTACAACCGGCCAGGGAGGTTGCTTGGTAACAAATAACGCGGAGATCGCTTCCAAAATATTGACAATCAAGAACTTTGGAAGAAAGACGGGCGGTGTGGAAGTATACGATTCATTCGGCGTTAATTTTAAGTTTACCGACATCCAAGCCGTGGTCGGACTCGCTCAAATGAAGAAACTCCCGCACCGTGTGAGACGTATGCGCGACATGTTTGATATGTATTATCGTGGATTGGCGTCGTGTCGCAATGTGCTCATCGGGCCAGCTCCTACTGCAGAATGGATACCGTGGTTCATTGAAGTTGAGACTAAATACCGAGACAACCTCGCCGTCTTTCTTCAGAAACATTCGATTCAGACGCGTATAACGTATCCCGCACTTCACTCGTTGTCGGTATACGGTGAGTCGGGAGAGTTTCCGAACTCCGATCACATCTCGAAGAACGGGCTCTTCCTACCAACACATTTCCTGTTAACAGACCAAGACATATCTCGCATATGTGATCTAATCAGTATCTACGATCTGTACTGCGCTTAGGAAGTAATTTGTATGGAGCGTGGATTCGGATTCTCCGTTTTGTGCCCGAATATATACCATCGCAGATGACGGGTATGTAACGATCTTCTCGGGGGAGCGGTTTAGATATGCACCCCACCACGAGAATGTTGAGTATGTGATTATGTTATGTTTGCATTGGCTCATCGTCCATAGGTCGATATAGTCGAAATTACCCCGTATATACCGAACTCGAACGCCGAGGTTATCGATATCCACGGGGCCGTCGGAAAATACAAAGTAAATAGGATCAGAGACACGCTCGTTCATGTAAGAAATTGCGCGCTTATAATACTCCATAGTAGACCGAACGTTAGCATCTTTGCCAGTTCGGATGTGGACGGCAATCACATTCTCCGTCTTGAGCTCTGGATACATGGTGTCGATTGAAAGCTGAGACTTTGCATCCGGAGCAAACATGGCGAGTATATCTTCGCGGTATTCGTTGAAATAGGGCGGATATTCAAAGTATCCTTCCAGAAGAATGTTAACTCCGGGATTCGATACAATGTTTTGAATCGCCGAGAAGGAATATGTCTTTTCTCGCGCATTTTCTCCAACCAAGTATGAGTATTTGGTCGGAGGTGCTGCTCTACAGTTTCGGTACAATGTATCTCCATGATCGTAATGAAATAAACTACGAATTTTATCACAATATTTTTGAAGATACGAAAAATCGGGCGTGCGTGAATATGTTTTTGATAACCCGTATGTGGTGGCAACCTGAAATAATACGTTTCCAGTACCTAGGTTCACACGGGATAAGTGTTCCGAATTCATAGCAGTGATCGTTGGTGCCAGCATTAGTATATGCTTCGACATTACGATGTAAATGTAGTCAATAATCATAGACGACGTGCCCGCCCACAAGGTCACTGAATCCCGGACGTTGACGACCAATGCGTTTGAGGGAATAAAGCCAATTTGACGTTGGCTGAATACGAATCCAGTATTGATCATTGATATACATTGAAATGACGTTCGGAGTGTGGAGGTTTGCGTGAAAAAGTGCCACGGCATTCTCAAGATTACCGATGATCGTATCGTAGAACTTCCGATTGACGATGTACCCGCTAGCAGTCGTACAGGACAGTACTTTGCCGAAGACGTTGTTGTAGGGAGAATATTGGTTCAGATACCAACTAAGCGCGAGAGTTGGATGACTAACTATTTAAAAATCAAAAACAGGGGAAACCCACAACTGTATACGGAAACCCGAGTACAGTTGTGATGTGCGTGTATTGTTTGTAACTATTTTTAACTACTATAGTAATGTTCGTAGAACATACTTTATCATATGATGCAATGAAGTATGACTTCCAGGACATAGTAAAGCGGATATTCGATATAAAAGACCTCCAACGCGCCCATGAACTGCGGCCGAGGTCGAACGACCAGATAACATTTGAAGAAGATACGAAGACATGGTTTCATAGACACTACTATGATTCTCCACTATACGGAGAGATGATCGGTATCTATGAGACGTTTGTAAAGGATATTATCCTTCCCAGGTATTCTGATTCTGCATATGTCGTTCAGGTGGATCCGTCTTTTCGTATTGGAATCCCAAACAACACTGCTCTTGGGATCCGAAACGATGATACAAATGACCGTATCGGATGCCATTGTGATGCAGATTATAATCATCAGCCAGGAGAGATCAACTTCATCGTTCCTATCACACCCATGTTTGACACAAACTCCGTCTACGTCGAAAGTGAGCCTGGAAAGGAAGACTTCCACCCCGTAAACCTTTCAGTGGGCGATGTGTTCTGTTTTTACGGGAACAAGTGCCGGCACTACAACGTGACAAATACTACAGGCTTAAGCCGATTATCTATTGATTTTCGTATCATTCCAATGTCTCGTTATATCGATGATTGGGCGAGCGCGTCGGTCCACGGAAAGAGGCCACTTACACTGGGGGGTTACTTTAAGAGAATAAATGGAGACTCTCGTTGTGAATAACTTTGTCCTGTCTGGATACGGGGATCGTATGATGGACCTACTACTTCTCGCTTCGTACGCACGCGCAAGGAATATGCGCCTATATATTCGTTGGCAGGATTTCCCAGGTATGCCCGATTACAGCGACATTCCAGAGTGGAGGTTTCAGGATACTCGACTCAAGAACTTTCTGTCCTTCTTCCGGCTCCCTTCGGAAGTCCAGATAGAGTATACATCTGTCGCAAACACCGCTCACGAATGGAAGCAGTACATCGGTGGAACTACGTCTCCAACAGTTTTTCATGAACGATACATCGCAGGGTGGTTTCCCATCGGCCTTTCGGAGTGGTTGGCGATCGTAGATGAAGTGAAATCAGAGTTGAAACTCAAGGTGACTCGATATGTACCAGAGAGGCCTTATGTAACCGTTCACTTGCGGCGCACAGATAAACTGCGCGGAGTGTGTGAAACGCAAATCGTAAAGGACGAACTCGCTCTTCTGAACCAAGAGACATTCGCAGCTATCCAGACTGCCAAGGACAGCGGTTACACCGATTTCTATATTGCGACGGACGATCCCTCGGCGCGCGGCGAGTATATTGCCTTCATCGAGTCTATCGGTTGTCGAGTGATTGCGCCTGCTAACGATCACAAGCTGCTATCTAGTTATTTTGACACATGGATGATGAAGTCGACTTCTATCATCATTGCGTCGATGCGGTATTCTACATTTTCGCTGTTCCCGTCACTGTGGTGGGACATCCCGCTTTGGACCGTGTTGCCCGACTCTCTGCATTCTGTTCACAAGTTTAATGCGACATATTACAAGAATGTCCAGTTGGGCAATTGAGGGTGACGATTAACGTTGCGATACTCCGTGTTTGCGTTTGTACGTGCGTATGTATGGACAAATATGCTCTTATTAGAGAGGAGCCCGTATTTGAGCTGTAGAAGATACACAAACATAGAATACGATGATTGTAGTAGATGAATCTCTGTAGCGTGCTCTATGAGGCCCAGCGACTGAAAGAAGTCCGACGAACTGTTTTCTAGCTTAACCGCATATCCGCGAGGCAATCGAAGAGGAAACGCCGGCTGTGTGTGATATACGTAATAAGGAACATCTGTGATATGTTGAATTTCTGTTGCGGGGGTGCGTTTCACGTTGAAGTGATCATACATTGTTGACGCTGGGAGATCGTGGTATATATAAAATGCTTCGACAAAACTTACCATCGTCGTCTCACGAAATCGAGCCCATTTTGAATAATCGTCGAATGCGCAGAGGCCAACGAACGGCTGCGTTGGATATTTACACCTTCCTCCAGCACGCGGACACGCCACCGGGGACCCAGTTTGATGGCACAGAACACATGTTCCAGATCCTATCGGTGAAAGATCGGCAAGTTCGACATCGATTCCGGTATCGAAAAAGAGGCGACGCACAAAAGGCAACTGTTCGGGTTGAACAACCATAACAGTTGCATTTCCATATTTACGATACATGTGGTTGTATAGACCAAATTGGCTAAAGAAATCTGTCCATCCTTGGTGACCTAGGACGCGCATTTGTATACATTGGGATTAAGCCATCTTGACGAAATACGCAGGACCAACTGCCTCGCCGTACGGCTGTTCGACCCGGTCAACAAACTGGGTTGCGAAGTACTCCTCGCAGGCCTTGCGGCATCCCGTCAGCTCCCAGTCGTCAATGATGAGAACGCCTCCGACATTCATGAGAGGAAACAGGACCTCAAGGCTTACCTTGGTCGACTCGTAAAGATCACCATCCAGACGGAGAAGCGCGATTCCACCCAGCTGCTTGAGGACGCTCACGTATGGCTGTAGGGTATCCTGGAACCATCCCTTCACAAGCACGATGTTCTGCCAGTTATTCGGAAACCACAGCTTCATATTCGCCTGAACACGCTCCTTGGAGTGAACCGTGATACCCGAGCTCTTCAGAAGCTCACGGGTATCGGTATACTTCACAACAGGCTTCGGGCCCTCGACACCTGGCTGTTGATCGTCATCATCGGACGCAAGTGGGATACCCTCATACGAGTCAAACGCATAGATCCAACGCTTCTCGGGATAAAGGATGTTCCGCTCCTGCATCGCGGCAATCTGAGCACCTGCCGCAACGCCGCACTCCACAAGTGTGCCCGGGATTCGGTTCGCAAATATCTGATCCGTGAAATACTTGGTGTTGTCAATTGTCTCCCTGGTGGAGTATGCTGCGCCGTAGTATGCCATTTTCTTACTATACGATTAGGTTCGTCTAAATCACGGAGTAACAATCGTCCAGTTGGGTAGTTCTACGGGCTCTGTGAACATTCGCTTGAAGTCTCGCTGACAATACACGAATACCGGGACCGTTTCAAGCATGCCATACTTCGCGTCAATCATGTAACACACGACGGCCCAGACGGAATCTAAGACATGGATGGCCTTTGCATGTTGTAAAACACGAATCGCGTCAAAAAAGGTTTCGCTGGACTCTCCAAGCCGTACGATATCTGTGTTCTCAGCTGGCTGGACAACAAGGTCTTCGATGTTTACAGCGTGAACGCATATATACGGTTCTTGCTTCGCGTGCTTGTTGTAGTACATTTCCTCTGCCACCGGATCCCTATACAAGGTAAAACTGTTCACACGCTCGATATACGGAATGTTATACGACTCGTAGAAGAGTTTTTCAAACGGATAATCCGTTACAGCATTGAGACGATTATACGCATTCCGGTATGGATCGTTCATAGGCCTCTGCACGTCATAGTGACCGATAAATTCGAACCGCGTAATACGAAGATGTGCCACATCAACAGGAGATAACCAATCGACCTCGATGATCCTCTTCGGAATGTAGATCGGAAACACGTTCCGAAGGCCTCGTAGATAGAATCCAACCAGTTGTCTGGCGTCCTCACGGATTACCACAAACAGGTTTGTGTATTTTTTCGCATACCAATTGATGAGTGGCAGGCAGTTGACAATATCGGTCCATCCCTGATGGAACATCAATAACGCATTCATTGTATTGTGCTCATACATTTGTCCACATCAAAGCTCCAAGGCGAGTTTAGACCGTTGTCAAGAAACTCCACTTCACCGATAGGCACCCACTGGTAGTTCTTGGCTCCATCATTGTTCCATGTGACACCGTTACCAATGTTGAGCTGGATCTTGTCGTCCGCCACGCCCTCGACCTCACCGATCGAATCACGGTAGCGAACACGGCGATACAAGCCGTTGGTTGGTGCCGTCTCACGGAACTGCGTAAGGTTCGTATGAGACATCGTATATAGAAATCGGGAGTTGATGGTATCAAACTCTGGGCTGTTGATCGAAACAACAACGCACTCCGGTCGTGCGAAGACGAGATTGCACATGCCACCTCCAATCGCACCCACAACATGGGTTGCGTTGGCAAAATACTGGATCTTTTCAGCCATCGTCAGCTTCTCGCAGAACACCTCAGCATATCCATTCTCTGCCAGACGTTGTACGAGTTCATCCTCCACCATCATCTTGCGACGCGTCGTATAGTTGGTCCCCATATTGGAGGTATCGCCATGAATCCACGAACGACGGGAAACGTAGAACTTCTTGGGCGTGTCAATGGGATTCTGACTGGCCAACGAAACCATCTTCTTGTAAAGTTCCCACACGTGAGGATGAGGCGGCTCGTTGGAGTGTCCGTCGTGTGTCATTGAATTGACTAGGATCACCTCCTCGTACGAGGCGTTACCGTCGGCATATACAATATCGGTTTCCTGGATGTTCAGAAGACGCAAGCAGTCTGTTACGAAAGGATAGTGTGGTCCGGATGACATCAGCAGCTTAACGGGTTCATCTGCTCGAAGACGCAGGTAGTCGAACAGATAGGGCAGACTATCATACAGAAAGTGAAAGTAGTTGTCCGTGTTGTATATGAAGAAGAACGATCGGCCCACGCGATGGGAACACGTAGACATCGATGGTTCGTATTCACCCGACGGATAGGCAGACGTAACACCTGTCGACATTGTCTTCTCATTGTAGGGCGTCGCAAGCTCCTCGGCCGTATGTAGAAGAACATTTGGATAGCGAAGGTCGGAACCCGTTAGAGTGACATTGGGACCAATGCTCCACTCTTGCCGATTTCGCGACGTTGGAAGCGTCGTAATCTTCATTTTCATATACCGACGCTTGGGTAAGTAAATGGTTCAGATCGTTCTCCCC